CATTTGACTTTTTAATTCAATATTATCAAATTTCTTATGAATTAAACAATTATTACTATTAAATACTAATAATATTTCATATTTATTATTATCACTTATTTTATCAGATAATAATAAGATTTCAGTAGGATTATAAGTTGTAATAATTCTATAACATTCATTTAATGTATATTGAGGGTCTGATTTATTTGCTCCATTTTCATATATAAATGATTTACCGGTTGTTAAATCTACACCACTAATACCAACTAATAATAAATTATTATATTCCTCAAAATAGAAAACTAAGATATAATTACTTTTTTTAGAAATTACATTGATATTAGTAGATGGACTAATAATTTCAGTTATTTTTCTTTTGGGATTAGGTGGTTCCGTTATTTGTTCTATTAAAACAATGGTATAATTATGTTGAAGCAATATTTGAATGAATTTATCTTTAGTATATAAAGGAAATCCAGCCATTAAAGGATTATTTCTGGAAATTTCATTAATAGATTTATTTTTTCTGGATATCTGAAAATTACATATATCACCTAATTTATATAAAAAAGGACAGTTTTCGATAATTGAATACAATTCAAAAAAAGAACCTATTTGCATTAATATAATGGTATTATCACCATATTTAATTTTATATTCATCTTGATAATTTAAATAATCATCAATAATCATCTTTTTTTATTAAACAATTATTTTTTTATAATTTATCTTTAAATAATAGATAAATAATGGTAAAATTAACATTGAATGAAATTTTATTTATTATGATAACAGAAACAACATTTTCCATCATTATATTTCTATGGTATATATTTTATAAATTAGGATTAATTAAAGCAAATCCACTTTTTGCCTTATTAATTTCATTTATCCAAAATATTATTATTATTATCGTATTAGCTAAAAAACATAAAATACATAAAGATAATATACTCAGATTATCAATATCTCTTCTTATACTAAAAACATTACCATTAATAACATTTTTCCCCAATTATCTAAATTTCACAATTCAAGATATTTTTAATACAATATATCTTTATATAATTTATATTATATTAATAATAGTAATAATAGAAATCTTTAAGATAAAGATTAATTTAAGAAAAATAATTGAAGATGATTTTTATGGAGATAATTATGAAAAACAACATACAACAAGGATTTATGATTTTACATATAATGAACTTATTGCAAAAATGACTTAATTAGTCAAATCGATATTTGCGATTATTATATTTATATTCATAATCATTCTTTTTTTTTATAATTATACAATTCTGACCAAAAGTAATTGTTGATATTGTATCAATTAAATCTACTGGAATTAATAACTTGTCAATAGATAAATTTAAATCATCTTTATTAATAAATTCTCTATTTATTATATGTAAAACTTTTGAAAATACATTAATTAAATTAGTTGGACTTTCTACACCTTCATCTAATTCATAAGCATAAATTTTTTTATTATATTTCCAATATGATGTTTCAATATCTTCAATTATATATATACCACCTGCAATAATTGATGGAAATAATTTTATAAAACTTAATATTTGATGTGATGGCACATGACTACCATCATCTAAAATTACATCAATATCATTTCCAATTATATTTTTTAAATTATCTAAATCATTAGAGTTTGATTGGTCTCCTTTAATAACTTTAACTCTATCATTAGAAAATTCTTTATTAATATCAAATCCATAAATAAAAGCATTAGGACAATAATTATACCATAAATTAATACTATTATATTCTTCTACTCCTATTTCTAATATTTTCTTAATATCTCTCTTGATATAATCTGGATAATATCTATCATATCCATGATGTGTTATTTTATCAGTTCCATATTTTACACCAAGTTCAATAAATAGATTATTCATTTATTTTAAAAATATAAATAAATCTTTATATATCATTATAATTATCTGGTAAAATATCTTTATAATATTCATATTGATTTTTATAATTATTAGCAAAATCTTCTTTACCTTGTCCCCAATCTCTTGTATTTGTTTTAGATACAAGTATATCAAAACTTGATCCAATATCTATAAAATTGGTTTTAGGAAATTTATCACTTAAATTAGATATAATAATTTTTGAAGCTAAACCACCAGCTATTAAAACAATAGCATCATTATTAATATTTAATAATTCAGTTAAGTTATTTTCTAATCTATTATAATAACCATTTGCAAACCATGAATCAAATGGAATTTCTATATAATAATTTCCATTAAAAATAACTGATAACTTTTTATTTCTATAATTACTTACAATAATTTTTGTTTTATTAATATTTTTAATGGTTTTAACAAATTCAAATAAAACGTTATTTTTATTAAAATTATAATCATTCAAACAAAAATGATAATTTACAAATGGAACTGGTTTTAATTCAATATTATTTGTAATATAAAAATCATATAATAAATTACAATAAAATATTGAAACTTTCTTATCATCACTATGCCATCTACCAATATAAATATTTTCTTTATCACTTTTATTACATAAATTACAAAAAGCTTCTCTTAGTTTTAATCCAAGTTCTAATGTATATGTATCTTTATCAATATTACAACTTCCTATATTCTCTAATTTCATACATAAATATTCACCATCACCAAATTTAGTAAAAATAACTCGTTCATTATTCAAAAGTTTATTTAGTAAATGTCTTATATCTTCACAAATATAAGGTTTATTTACTTCGTGATTTATAAATTGTTCTTTAACTATATTCATTATTATTTTAAATTTCTGTATTCTTTAAATCATTTGAACTCATAGATGATAAATCGTCATCACTATTAAAAGGTGCAAAACCAGTATCAAAATTATCATTTATTTTAGATAAAACTTTGGGGTCAATATCCGTTTTAATATCATTATTATTATAATTATTAGTAGTTGTAGTAGTAGTAGGTGTTTCTAAAAATGAAAATAAATTAACATTTGATATATTTAAATAAAATAGACCAACAGTAGAAACTATATATATAATAATAAATAATAATAAATTGGGAAGAGAGAATAGATTATAGGATTGTTGATTTTCATAATCCTCCGTACTTTTATTATATTCAAAATATTGTATTATCATAAATAGAAATATTGATATTATTATTGATAGAAAATAATATTTCATTATCTAATTATAAATGAATGATTATTAATAATAATTATACGCATATATAAATATATTATTAATAATAATTATATATAAATGAAATTAGAATTAAAAAAGTTTGACCCATCAACTATTAAGAGTGATTCGGTTGTTGTTTTTATTGGTAAGAGAAATACTGGAAAATCCTATTGTATGAAGGATATTTTAAGTTATCATAAAGAATTGCCAGTTGGAGTTGTTATTAGTCCAACTGAAACAGCTAATAATTATTTTGAAAAATTTATTCCAAATATGTTAATATATGATGAATATGAACCAACAATAATTAAACGATTTTTAGATAGACAAATTAATATTAATAAACAACGAAATGAACAATTAAAAAAATTTGGTTCCAGTGATATAGATAGTAGAGCTTTTATAATTTTAGATGATTGTCTTTATGATAAGACATGGCCCACAGATAAAAATATTAGAAGTATTTTTATGAATGGACGACATTATAAAATATTCTTTCTTATTACTATGCAATATTGTTTAGGTCTTCCTCCTGTTCTTCGTGCAAATATCGATTATGTTTTCATTTTTAAAAATAATTTAATTAAGGAACGTGAAAAGTTATATCAACATTATGCCGGTATATTTAATAATTTTGAGACATTTTGCACTGTAATGGACCATTGTACCGATAATTATGAATGTTTAGTGATAGATAATAAGGTTCAAAGTAATAAATTAGAAGATCAGGTTAAGTGGTATAAGGCAAAAGAAGTAGATTTTAAATTATGTACACCGGAATTATGGGAATTGTGTCAGATGGAAAAGGATAGAAAACAGAATACATTATTTTATGAAGATGAAGAGGATGATGAACCATATGATCCAAGTGTTTTTATTAAAAATAAAAATAAAATAAAAATTAATGTTAAAAAGAAGTATTAATAATGAAAGAAGATTATTATAATACTGTTATTATTGGTTCAGGTCCAGCAGGTTTAGCATTTGCAAATTATGCAATTAAGGCAAATCCTAAAAAAAGTATATTAATTATAGAAAAGGATGAAGTAATTGGAGGATGTCATAAAGTAAATAGACAATTTTATAAAAATGAGAATTATTTTTCAGAACACGGACCTCGAATTTATTTAAGTAATTATATAAATTTTATTAATCTTTTAAAATCAATGAATTTAAATTTTAATGATTTATTTATTAAGAAATATAGATTAATTCAGATTCTTAATAAACTAGTGTTTAATGATGGTTTATTTGGATTTAAAGAACTTTTATTATTAACACGTGATTTTATAATAATAATTTTTGATAAAAAACACGGGATAAATATGAGTATGTATGATTATATGAAAATTAATAATTTTTCTAATGAAACTATTGAAAATGTTGATATCTTTTGTAGAACTTTTGACGGTGGAGATAGTAATAAAATCTCCTTAAATCAATTTCTTAATATAACGATAGAATCTATATTTTATGGGGTATATGTTCCGAGAGTGCCAAATGATGATGGATTATTTAATTATTGGAGAAATTATTTAGAGAAAAAGAAGATTAAATTTATGATGAATAATGGAGTAATTAAGATTGATGAGAATAAGAAAGTAATAATGAAAGATGGAAAAGAGATAAGAGCTGATAATTTTATTTTTGCGATACCTCCTGAGAATCTAATAAAAATCGGTGGTCTAAAGGAAGCATTTAATTTAACTGAAGATTATGTTAAAAAGACGGATTATAATGTATATATATCAATAGCATTTCATTGGGATTATAAAATAGAGATAGAGGATGATGTTAAAACATTTAATGTAAAAACAAAATGGGGTTTAATACCATCAAATATGGGTAAATATATGAAATTTAAGGAGAGTAGTTCAAAGTCGGTTATAAGTTGTGCTATAATATTAACGGATATTAAGGGTGATATTTATAATAAGACTGCGAATGAATGTAATGAAAAGGAATTGATAGAGGAGACATTAGAACAATTAAGATTAATTTATAAGAATATTTCAAGACCTCAATTATATTTCATAAATAATTATTATGATAATAAAGAAAAAAAATGGAAATCGAGAGAAACGGCATATTTAAAAATACCTAATTATGAATATTTGGATTTTAAAAGTCCAATTTATAATAATTTATATAATTTAGGAACTCATAATGGAAAACATAAGAATTCTTTTACATCTCTTGAATCTGCTATAAGTAATTCAATTGAATTATCTAATATTATTTTTAAAACTAATGAGAAAAATAAAAGATGTTTTGATTTAAGGGATTTTATTATAATAGTTTTGATAATAATAATATCATTATTATTTTATTTTATTTTAATAAGATATTTGATAAAATGAATGATATAGTTATTTATATAAATAATGAGGATAAAACGAAGATGATAATTAATGAAGATATTGATACACCTAAAATAAATTTGACTGATACCAAAGATTTTATTAATATTCCAAGAGTTCCACCAGTAGAAGCTGATTTAGTTAATATTTCTCAAGGTTCTCAAACTAGTGAAGTTAAGACAGATTTATTTACAAATAGAGCAGACCAATTATTAGATATGATTAGAGAAAATAAGAAAAAGATAATAGATAATTTATATATAATTAGTTCTAAATATGATTTAATTTATTTCAGATATAATAAGATTTCATTATTAATATTAATATTATCAACAATAATAACATTTATAGAAGCAATAAGACTTACTATAGTTAATTATGATACACAATATAATGAATCACAAGTTAGGAAAGTGATATCACAGGAGACCATATCATTAATAATAAATATATTATCATTATCATTAAGCACATTATTAACTATTTTAAGTTCAATTGTTAAATTCAAGAATTATAAAGAAAATATGGATAAATTGAAGAATATACACGATACATTATTTAATTATAAGTGTTTGTATAATAAACAGAAGGAATTAATTAAGTTTTTTAAAATGAATAATACATTAACCGATGATTTATATGATAAATTAAAAGAAACAGTAGAAGGTTATAATAGAGATATTAAAGAGATTAGTATATTTGAGAATATACGAAATGATGATATAATTAAATTTAATAATATTAAAGTAAATCACGATATAAAATTGAAAGAATTGGCAAGTAAAAGAGAAATAGAATTATTAAAAATAACTATTAATTCTACAAATAAAAAGAAAATTATAGAAGATGGGAAAAATATTAATTGTTGTTTTAATTAGAATAGGCGAGACCACCCATACCTGAAAGAATACGGAGAACATTATAATTAACAGTATATATATATATACTGCCAACTTTTGATGATTTAACAGCTAAAACTGCAGTATCAATACGAGACATATTTAAAGTTCCAGAGGGTTGATGTTCTTCAGGTTTTATAGCAAATGAATAAACATTTATACCAGTATGATAAGCATTAGGGGTATTTTCGTGATGTTGATAAGGTTGAACTAAACTGAAATAGGTGCCAGTGCGTTCAGAGAATCGATCATTACCATTTAATTGTATTTTTGCTTCAGAGACAGGATTTTTACCGAGCCATATATTATTATCGGTAGTTCTATCACTGAAATTATTCCAATATGTAACACCATTAACAGCATCTGGTTTTACATACCATACTAATTCTTTACAAGGATGGTTAAAATTCATACGAATACTTTTAGTAGTATCAGCACTGCTTATAGTATCACTACCAGTGAATTGTAATTGTTCTATTAAATATTCGTGGGATAATTGAGCGAATCGTCGGCGTTCATCAGTATCTAAGAAAATGTAATCGACCCATAAAGCTACTTCTTGTAATTTAAGATTAGCAGAAGAACCAGTAGTTAAACCACTATTTAATAAAGCAGTTGTTGCAGTAGTATTATCTCCTAATAAACGACTAAATCCACGATTAGAATAATTGCTTCCAGTATCTACTAAATTTGCTTTGCTTTCAAAATCAATATTTATTTTAACTTCGTGATATTGGAGAGCAATTAAAGGAAGAGCAAGTCCAACATTGCGACAGAACCAGAATTCTAATGGAACATAAACACGATATGATTTTTCAGCTGCTAAATAAATAGAATGATTGTATTTATCACCACCAACCATTAAATAATATCCATTACGTTTTCCTGCAGGTAATGAAAGTTCATTCCAGATATATAACCATTCAGCATAATGTTTATCAATTCGTTGTCCTCCAATTTCTAATTCAATAGATTTTAATAATTTAAGACCAAAATAAGGAACTAATGCAATACCTTTATTTTCTACATTACTAGTCGCAGTTGCAACATCATTTTTAAAAGAAGCACGTAAATAAACACGATTAATTAAATCACCATTTCTGGTTATTTGACAAGTAACACGAGAACCAAAATCAGCATTACCATTAAATGTTTGTTCTATAGCTTCTATGGCAAAATTGGTATGACGACGATAAGCAACTTTAAAAAAAGTAATTTGGGGATTACCCGTTAAATAAACATCTTGGGCTCCATAAGCGACAAGTTGAAGAAGACCACCACCCATTTATGCTATATTCTTTATACTATAATA